ATGACGGGGCGGCTAAGGAGGCGGAACGCATCGATGACACCATCAAGGCTCTGGAGAAGGATCTGGCAGCTATCGACTACGCGCAGGACATGCTCCTTCAGGCGTTGGAGGTTGGCGGCTTGACCCCTGAGATGTTCGCGAAGAGAAACGCCGTCCATGACGAGCGGCGCGTGAAGGTTCTCGCAGCAATCGCCGACTTGAACGCAGCTAAGCCGGAGCAAGCCGCCATAGAGGAGCGCATAGTCCAGCTATCCGAATGCATCGAGATGATGGGCAACTGGCGTGAGGAAGCACCCGCTATCAACGACTTCCTGAAGACGTTCATCCAGAGCATCGACTACTCCAACGACTCCGAGCACGGAAGGCATGACAGGATGGTGCTCGAGATTTCCTTTGTGCCCGTTACGTGTTCTCGTACGGAATAAAGTCAGGTTTTGCGCGAACGCGTTAACGTTCCCGACGCTGGCAATGTCCGAAGCGTTAAGGATGTACTGCTGGCGATCCCAGAACGCAACGGCTTCTTTCATGTCGCCGATGATGAACGGAATCTTGTTATCTTCAGTTGGAAGGACGTTGTTGGGCACGACCTTGATAGGCACGACCGTAGCACCGGCGCGAAGCTGTAATTTCGTTGGCTCAGTTGGATTCGGGTTTAATAGGTAGCGGCCGTTTTCGTCTTTCAAGCTGTCCATCCAGTTCAGGCCTGAATCGTTGGTCAAAATGATGGAGCTGGATAGATATGCTTGTCCGAGCGTTACGTTTAGCGCCTTCTTGATGTCAGTAAGACCGCCAAGCACCACTTCACCCTTGGATTTCAAGATATCCAAAATGAGCTTGTTAGAAGTTGCTACGGACTTACGCGCAAACCATTGAGAGATGGTCTGCTGAAGCGCCGCATCCGTGTCTTGTAGCAATTGGTTAGTAACCGGGAGGAAGCCTCCGTAGTTCTTGATGTTGTACTTAATAGGCTGGAAGTTGATGTTTTCGATCTGCTCGATAACTCCCGCTTCGTCCATTTCACCAAACGCCGTAGCGGTTGCTTTGGACTCGTAAGTACGTGACCCTTTATTCGTTGTTACTTGGTTGTACTCGACAAGCGGCAACAAGGAGAACTCAGCGCGTTTGAAGTGGTTGATTTGCGTAACGATGTCCTGAGGAACGATGTATCCGCCCTCAGCGTCAACGCCTTCTCTCATCCCGTTGTAATCTTTAAATCTCTTACGAACGCCTTTAAGGAATGCCTTCGTGATTTCGGCTTGATCTTCATTAGCGCCAGCCTTGTTTTTCATTTGGGCTTTTTCAGCCGCTTCGGCTTTCGCAAGGTCAGCCAAACGTTTCTCGGCGTCGAATTCCTTTTCCAGGCCGTCAGCTTCGTCTAATAGAGCCAAGGCTTTATCTACATCTTTGGCACTGCCTTCCATGTAGTTCTTGGCCATGTTTCTTTTTGTTTCCATGTCGGATAGCAATTGCTTCATTTTTTCGTTCATTGAGTCATTGGAGCCTCCGTTCGTAGGTGTGTTTGATGAAGAGATATGACAAGCAGAGGCGAATGAACTCGCTTCGATGCTTGCTTTGTCTTTAGTGAGGTATGCCTGGCTAAATCGCAGGCACATATAAGGTTGCTAGTTTTTCTTTCGCAGTGATAAAGCGAGGTCAAGCGCGCGGAGTCTTGCCTGCGCTGTCTTGTTTTTAGCGGCTTCCTTTTCTTCTTCCATGGCATGCTCGGTTTCATCGGGATCTTCTCCCTCATCCGACTTGCCTTCAGAAGAAGCGCCTTTCTGATCGGCGGCATTCTCTTCGGATTCTTCCGCTTCTTCCTGATCGCCTGCCCGATTAACCGTTAATCGGCTTTGCTCGTCTTCTTGATCATCCGAAGGGTTTCCTTCTGTTTGGCTTGCATCTTTGTCTTCAGAAGACTCGGGTTGAGGACTCTCGTTCGTTTGTTCGGAATCCTGCGTTGCTTCAGATGCTGGAGCAGACTGCTCTGCTTCCTTATCCTTCATGAAAGATTTCTGGAAGACAAGGAGCTGCTGCGCGATCTCATGGAGCTGCTTTAGCATCTCTTTCGCGCTGATGTCTTCGCCCTTGTCGACCTGACTGCTTCCTCCACCTTCGGTTTCCGGGGCGGTTTTAGGCTCGTCATTCGGTGCATTTTCGGCGTCGTTTGGCGCTATTTCAGCGTCTTTTGGTTCGTTTTGGCGCGATGTTTGCTCACTATTCGGCAGATTCGGTGCACTCTTGCGCACTTCTGCGCGCTCATCGCGATTAACCGTTAATCGGCTGTCCGATTCCATCTCGTTGTCGCCATTAGCGGTAATTCCGCCCGCACGCAGAACCTCACGCGCGTCTGCAAGAGCCTTCTTGCGCGCCATGATCTCTTCCTCGCGACAAGGCTTCTTCCCGTAAAACTTCACGGTTCCCGCATGCGCTTGCGCAGGCACAGCAACGAAGCTGAGTTCGTATGCGTCGGATGCATTTTCCAGGCTGAAGTAGCACAGCTGATTGTTGTTGTACCTTTTGCCCGGGAAGTGCTCGCAGTAGGTTTTTACGTTATCCGTTCCGCAGATGGAGCAAATAGCCTTATCGACACGGCACCCAAGCGATACTTCCTTGCGAATTCCTGCCTGGATTTCCGCAATCAAGTCTGCGTTTCGGCTCGTTTTCACCATGTAGCACTTAGCAACAAGCTGCGTGAACACCTCTCCAGTCTTTGTCATGCGGGCGAGGTCGTTCTCCACTAACTCAGTGCTGTAGATTCGAGCGATTTGGTTATCGCTTCGATGATCGTGGTCTTTGACCACGGTTTTGCCGACGAACAAGTTCGCCAGCTTCACGAGCGTGCTTCGAGGAAACACCTCGTAATCACGATCGATCTCGTTTCCAGCCATACTCACCTTGAAGGCGTAAATGTCAGCTGGCTCCAACTTAGATAGTGCATAGCTGTTGATCTTCTCAAGATCTTTGAGGCTCACTTCCATCCCGGCAATTTGCGCGGTCTTGAAGTGCTTCATGTTGGTTTCGCTCATGTAATCACGGTTCACCTCCGAATATTCTTTTGCGAGTCATCACTCGCTGGCGGCGATGGGCCGCTCCTTGGTTGGGTTTGCTGTCCTGCGGACTCGACGCCATACTGGGCGCCAAGGTACTTGAGCGGAATTGCCGCTCCGTTGGAAATCATGAGGTCGTTGCCGTATTCCGACGCCGGAAGATCCAGCTGCTCACGCGCTTCGTTGTGCGTCATGAGCCCAGCGGCTACGTACATGGTGAGGATGTTGGCCTGCGTCTGCATATCAGCACGCAAGGCAACCTTTTCGTTGAATTTGAAGCGAAGTCCGGCGGCGCGTTCCTTCGCCGTCAGAAGCTTATATGTAAGTTCCTGCTCATATACAGAAAGCCGGAACAAAAGCGTGTCCACGTAGAAGGAAAGCTGTTGGGCTTCCTCAGACGAGTAGCTTGTCTTGGTGTAGTCGCCGATCATGTAGGGTTTGCACCCGAATGCGGCGGCTATTTGAAGTGCGGTGTACTGCTTGAGCTCAAGGAACTGAGAGTCGGTGAGCTTGACGTTGAGCGGCGTTAGCGTGGTTCCGACAGGGAGCGGAATAATGTTTTCGATTCCCTTGTCGCGAAACTCACCTTTGGCATAGGCTTCAATCCCAGCGACAAATTGGTCGCGCTTCTCTTTGCTCAAGTCTCCCGTGTAGGAGAGCACCGCTTTGGCAGTCATGCCCGACTTATACAGTTCGTTCAGAAGTCTCTGCGATCGGCGCGCCCCATCAAGGGTACCGCGCAGTTGCTCGAGAACGGATCTGCCGACTATTCCGTCGATGGTGTCGAAGGTTTTGATATGGATGACCTCCTGGCTGGTCAGCATGACCTCTCTGCCCTGGGGCCTCCAGATGTAGAAGACATCTGGAACCTCATAGATGATTCGAGCATCGTCCCACCACACCTCCACTTCCCTCGGATCCATTAACCAGAGACGAGCCTGCCCACGACGGCTCCGCTCGATGTAAGCGTATGCGTTGCCGTTGTCCTGGCAGATAGCCTCCATGGATGCCCAAAAGGTGGTAGCGGTCATGTATGGGTTTGGTCGATAGCGCAAGACCTCATAGAGTTTATGCTCGTGCATTTCCCGTACGCCGCCGTTCTGCTCATGCTTAAGCAGCTTGCAGGGAAGCTTCCCTATCGACTCAGCAAGAACCTTCCGGCATGTGTAGTACGTAACCTCTTGCCCCCTCGATCTGCCTCCGCTCGATCCAGTCATGTCAAACAGGCTTGCCCAGCCATCGTTCAAGGATTTCTTGATAGCGCGTCTCCGCTTCCACCTTTTGTACCAACTTTTACGTGGGACTCATGTCTATCACCTCCAACCCATCATTGATAAGTAACTGTCCAGTTCGTCTTCGTAGTTGACCTGCTCTCCCCA